CCCAGAATTTAAGAATGTCATTAAGAGTTTCGTGCACTCTAGTAATGTTGGAAATATTGTGAATAAGGGAGTACTCGTTGAGGCCACTTTATCCCAACAAGCTGTACAATCTTTGCATCACCTGAATATCCAAACCATACAACATTCTGTAACTTACACAAATACGGGTAAAACTTATGACCTTTATGGTTTTGAGTACCCGTATGGTAGGCAGGGATTGTGTGGATCTATGTTAATAGATTCGCACCATGGTTGGATTATAGGTATGCACACATGTGGAGACAATACGACAGGGTGCAGCACATTAGTGTGCAGCGATCTCTTTGATACAATTAAGTTTGAAGGGTCAGAGGATGTCGAGGAACCAGTGTTGAAAGACGCTAGTTCTATGCAGTGCAAAGGGGAATTTATTCCAGTTGGACAACTTAAATACTGCCAAAGTGTTGATTTAGTTACGAAGACATCAATAATTCCCTCAGTTTGTGCTGGAGTTTTGACACCCCCAGTGCGTTTTCCGGTTGATATGGTTTCAACTGATGATGCATTTGCTGGTGAAAAGAAACTTGTAGTGGCTTTAGAAAAGGGTTTTTGCCCAACGAAGACTTTTAATAAAGCGAACATCAAAATTGTGCAGAAGAACTTAGCAGAACGCTTTAGTGCTTTAGCAAAACCGAAGATTAAGTGTGAATCCAGAAGATCTGTAGAACAAGCTATATTAGGTATTCCAGGTGTTGAATTTTTCGATGCTATGAAATTAAACACCTCTCCAGGGTGGCCATTATCAGCAGAGTTCAAGGGTAAGAAGAAGAAAGATTTAATTCAGGTAGAGCAAGGGCGCGATGGCTTAACAAAGTTAATCGGCATACACAAGAGAGTTTGTGAACTGTATGAAACCGCACATGAAAAGCGTATAAACAATATAGTCCCCTTTGACCCTTATCTTAATTTTTTAAAAGATGAGCGATTAAAGTTAGGTAAGAACCCCCGTCTCATTAACGGGTGCTCATTGTCTACGACTATTGAATTTAGGCGCTATTTTCTAGATTTTGTGGCAGCAATGCAGAGTAACAATTTTAATTGTGGAGTGGGTATTGGAATGAATATTCATGGCTTAGATTGGTCTCGATTGGCAAACAAATTACTATCTGTGGGTGATAGGATTTGTTGTGGGGATTACTCTGGTTTTGGCCCTGGCCTTGACCCTGAGTTAGTTCTTGCAGCTGGTGAGATCATAGAGTCGTGGTATTCACATAATACCGTTGTTACAGAGGAGGATAAAGCGGTGAGGCGCTTGCTTTTCGAAGAACTAGCTTTTTCTAAAGAAGTTAGTAGGAGGGAAGTTATCCAGACTCTGTGTGGTAGTCCCAGCGGTAATCCATTAACTGTTGTCGTGAACAGTATTGTCAATCTAATGTATGTGATGCTCGTGTGGTTGGATGTATTCGAGGGAACCGAGTTAGACGATCTAGGTAATTTTTGGAGAGAATGCTGTGTTATAGTATATGGTGACGATTTAGTAATGTCGCTATCTGACCGGATAAAGGAGTTTTATAATAATGAAACTCTTCAGCAAAAGTTTGCTTTATATGGGATAAAGTACACTGATGCTGATAAGGGAGGAAGTATACGGAAATATCACGGTATTGAAGAAGCTACTTTTTTAAAGTGTTTCTTCCGGAAACATGATACTAGAGGTTTAACATATTGGTTAGCAGCCTTGGAGAAACCAATGATAGAAGATATCACGAATTGGATTCGAAAGTCGTGTCCGGATATGCAGGAAGCCTCATTAGCTAACTGTACGGACGCTTGTAGGTTAGCATATGCATGGGGTCGTGATTATCACGGTTCTGTGTGTGCAAAACTACAAGCCTATTGGCGCAAAAATGGATTTCACTTTCATCCAGAAAGTTGGGATTACGTAGACGCGATGTTTTTCGGGGAGAAGAAAATGATCTCCGGGGGCACCGTGGGAGATTTATACGGGTTATCACGAGCTCGCATAGATCTAGAAGGACAGTCTCAAGTCGAACACGATAAAATCGAGTGCTTAAAAGCTATGTCTGGCAGATATACTCCTTTGGATTTTAACAAATTCTTAGGGCACCTCCCTATTGGGCAGCCTCTTGGTTGATGGAAGACTAAATATTTAGTATGAGTCCCTTCAGGACCATATATCCTTATTAATAAAATAAAAAAAAAAAAAAAAA